GGTGATTGGAACGAAGCGTTCATCAAAGAATTAAGTGAATTTGATGGAATACGTTCTAGGAAAAGACATGACGATTGAATTTGGTCGTCAATAAACATACAGAATTAGGTGAACAACTACCACGAATGTGATAGTCAATACCTAGCCGAGCCTGTTCGCAGGAAGGTTTAACGACTATCGAAACCACGCCTAACGGTGGAAGGGAGTAGAGTAGGGCTAAGTAGCCCGAAGCAGTATGAGTGTCGCAAGACATTATGAGATAGTCTCAACATATACAGCGATGTATAGCACTTTCAACATAGGAGAATTTCTATGACACGCAGAAAACACACAGTAGGTAACACCTACCCAACAAACAGAGATGGTGACGCAGAACTTTTGAGTATCAAAGGTAAAGTTGCAACCATTAAGTTCCTGAATACAGGGTTTGTTAGAGAGGTTAATATAGATAATCTTGTAGCTGGTAAGGCTATGGATTATTCAGTTACAGACAGAGATTCGACAGAAACATTATACCCAAACATTTTAATGAGTAGTAACACTTATGGTGATTTCATACTCCTTGAAAAGAAAGCCTCTAAGTGCATTATACAGTTCGTAGACACTGGTTACACAACAAAAGCGTTGTACGAAAATATAAAACTTGGAAAGATTGCCGACCCATACAGAAAGACTTGTTATGGTGTTGGATACGTTGGGGAGTTTAAGAGAACATATTACTGGAAACAGGCCAAGCAGTTGTGGCGCAATATGTTAAAAAGATGTTACTCAGAAAAAGATAGCAAAGGCTACTTTAACAAGGGTATTACTGTTGATGATAGATGGTTGTGTTTTGATAACTTTAACGAAGATTTACCCAAGTTGGAAAACTTTGATTTGTGGTTGGAAGGTCAGCGAGATAACGCTACCAAGTATAACCTAGACAAAGATTTTAAGATAGACGGTAACAAGGTTTACTCAAGAGAAGCTTGTATGTTTCTAACAGAGTCCTTTAATAAAAGTTATACGAGTCGTAACAGAAAAGTGGGCAAGGAATTAACGAACCTTGTTTAAGATATAGCAAGTCGATAGTTGTGGGGATTCGTTCATGCTGTTAGCATCGTACATCACCATACCAACATTTTCAATCCCTGATATGACAACAACCAATAGTTTTAAATTCTAAGCTATTACCAATAAGGAGGCTATGTGGAATTAGAAGCTGACGTTAGTAGCCTCACTACTGGCACAGGAACAATCCCTAGAATCAAGTTACAAGAACAAGGTTTTACAGGGTTACAAGTAAGTAACGGACAAGTATTAGAACAAGCTAGGCGCGAACTACGCTTCCCACAATCAGTAAAAACATTCCGTAAGATGTCTACAGATGCAACTATTAAAGCTGCTTTAGGTATCTTTGAGCTAATGATTAGTCGTGTAAAGTGGAGTGTAGCCCCAACAGGCGAGACTGAATTAGATAAAGCTAAAGCTAAGTTTGTTGAACAGTGTATGGGTGACATGGAACACTCATGGTTCAGTTTTATTAAAGAAGTTGTGAGTGTATATACTTTTGGATTCTGTGTCAACGAGAAAGTGTTCCGTAGACGCTATAAGAATCAAGGGTCAAAGTACAATGATGGGTTGATGGGTATTCGTAAACTCCCTATTCGCTCACAAGATAGTATATACCGTTGGCAGTTTAGTGATGATGGCAGAGACCTAGTAGGTGTTGAACAACAATTATCAACATTAAATGCTGCACGTTATTCTCCTGAGATGTACAAGGGTAAGATTGAAATACCTCGTAAATCTTTTATGTTGTTCCGTACAGATGTAGCTAAAGACAACCCCGAAGGCACTTCGCCTTTAGTTGGTTGCTATACAGCTTGGAAGTTTAGAACACAGTTAGAAGAAATTGAGGCTGTAGGTTATAGCCGTAATATGGGTGGTGTACCTCATTTAGAGCTTCACCCTAAGTATATGGCAGAAGATGCAAGTACAGCAGATAAAGCTGTTTATGCTATGTACCAAAAGATTATTACTAATCTACATAACAATGAGCAAGCAGGTTTAATTACACCGTTAATGTATGACCCCGAAACAAAGATGCCTTACTTCAAGTTCTCTTTACTTTCAGTGCAAAACAGTGGTAGTCAGTATATTAACGATGCCATTACACGTTGGGATAATAAAATCCTAACAACTCTCTTTTGCGATGTAATCCGTCTAGGTCAAGACGGCGTAGGCAGTTTCAGTTTAGCTGATAGTAAAACCAATATGTTATCTATGGCCATTGAGTCAAGATTACAAGAGATTCAAGACGTACTAAACCAAGACTTAATACCTGATTTGTTTAAGCGTAATGGTTGGGATGACGAAGAGTTTCCTAAGTTTGTTTATGGTGATATTGAAGAAGCTGACTTAGAAGTTATGTCTAAAGCTATTCAACGTCTAGCAGCTACAGGGCTTATTGCTAAAACACCTGATAATGTTAATGCTATTGCTGAGATGGTAGACCTACCACACCGTATTGATGCCAACACAACACAAGAGGAGCTAGACACTATTTTAGGTGCAGCTACTTCTCGTAGTGGTGATGGGTTTACATCCCCAAGTGGTGAGGGGACTCGTAAGAACACAGTAGCGGCTAATAACACCTCAGACCTTAACACGGAGAATGCAGCATAATGCTAAACAAAGCTAAAAAGCTACCTGCCTCCACAAACGGCTTTAGCGAAAAGCAGAAAGAGATTTTCACAAGTACAGTCAATAAAGCCACAGAAGATGGCTACGAACATATTGACGCTATCTTAATGGGCATTTCAGAAGCTAATAAACATAAAGAAGTAAAGAAAAGTGTGGTTGAAGTGTTAGCTGATAAATTAGCTGTACTACTAACCAGCACATTTGGCTTAGATGGTGGTTCATTAAAAGAGATTGAGCCAACTGTTGAAGTGACTAAAGCTGTAGATATTGAACAGCGTAGAGCAATGTTTGTTGTATTAGCACCCAATGAGATTGATGAACACGGTGACACTAACACAGAAGAGTGTGTTGAGAAAGCCTGTATCAGTTTTAACAGTGTATGCAATAAAGCTAACCTGTTCCACCGTATCAATACTGAGAAAGCTAAGATTGAACAATCCTTTATTACCCCTGTCGGTTTTACAACTGATACAGGTAAAGAGGTTAAGAAAGGTAGTTGGTTACAGTGGTGGCACTTCCCCGAAGGCGATACAGACAGTGAACTGTTGTGGGCAATGGTCAAGAATAACGAAATACAAGGTGTTAGCATTGGTGCTACAGCCGTTTATCAGGAATTAAATAATGAGTGATGAAAAAGAACAAAAGAAGGCTAAACGCCTAGTGCATGAATACCGATTTGACAAAGAGAGCCACCATGTCGCATTGGTGCATCGTAGTCAGGGAGGGGCAGCATCGGGATATACAGAGGCTTTAGTAATGAAGTCTGTAGATGACATTTTAGATGCTGACATTGAAAAAGCTACAATGGTGAAAGTGACACTACCATTTGATGACTTCTTAGAGAAGTTCTTCAATATCTACAGTTATGATGCCGAAGTGCTGACAGAAATCTTAGGATTCAAAGACGAAGAAGATATGTCTGAACAAGACAAGAGTGAAATGTCTTGGGAAGAATATAAAGCAGAGTGTGAGAAAGAGAAGCAAGATTTTATCAACTCTGTTGAGATTTTAAAATCTGTTAAAGATGGCAAAGAAACTATTCAAGATTTGAATGTTGCTTCCTTGTTATCTATTAGGAGTACGCAAGGTAAGTTTGAATCTTATCTTGAGAAATCCAAAAATCCAGTAAAACAAAGTAAAAAGGAGACTCCTGTGGATAAGGAAGTACAAAAAGCTAAAGATGAGTTGAACACTGTTCAAACACAATTAGCTGAATTACAAAAAGCTAAAGATGCTGCTGACAGTGCATTGGCATTAGCATTAGCAGATGTACAAAAAGCTAAAGATGAGGTTGAGGTGATGAAAGCTGAGAAATTAGCTAACGTACAGAAAGCTCGTTTAGAAGCATTAGAGGCTGTAAAGCCAAAAGAAGAAGCAGCAGAATTGTTTAAATCATTATCTCCTTTAGATGATGTTTCATTCGCTACTGTTATTAAGTCCTTTAAAAAGGATATGGTTCTTGAAGAAGAGTCATTGAAAGAGAAAGGAATCGCAGGTGGGGATTCTAAAGAAGCAAACGCTCTTGACGATGCCTTTGCAAAAGTTTTCACAAAAGTAAAATAAGTCTAGGAGAAAGATATGGCTTCATTAGGATACGAAAGCACTCGGTACAGTGATGTAATTGCACATGAATATGCACCAGAGTTAGCATTTTGCCGTGACGTTGTTACGGTGTACGAAGGTAGCGAAGTAACTTACCAAATTGGTACTGTGCTAGGCAAAACTTTAACAAGCGGTGTTGGTACAGCAACCGCAGCCGCAGGTAACACAGGTAATGGTGTTATGGGGGCTATCACCGTAAACGGTGGTGCTGATGTAGGCAACTACGTTGTCCGTATTACTAAAACTGTAACAAACGCAGGTGACTTTATTGTTATTAATCCTGCTGGTGTTGTAGTAGGTAATGGTTCTGTTGGCGCAGCATATAGTGGCACTGCATTAGCATTCACTTTAGCTGATGGTGCTACGGACTTCGTTGCAGGTGATTCGTTCACTATTGCTGTTACAGGCACAGTTAAGTACAAGCGCGTAGAAGCAACAGCAACAGACGGCAGCCAAAAAGCGGCAGCTATTTATGTTGGCGGTGTAACTCCACAAATATCTTATCACAAATCTACTATTGCAGCTACTACTAACACAAGTGTTGTAGCTATTGTT